AGCGGATGGTATTGGTGAGTTGAAGAGTAGAATCATTGATATTATTTGTGATCAGGTGCAGAAAGATTTAAGCACCAGTGCATATTATCTTATTGATCCAGATGATGTGAATGAGACTTTGGGAGAGAATATTATTAATGAAGCTGTTGATGAGTTAAAGGAAGAGTGGAAAGACAAGCTTAAAGAATATATGTCTCAGAAACTTGAAGTAATGATGAAGTAACTTCACAAGAAAGCAACATATCATTGGATTTTGAGAAAATATAACACATTGGAGGTGAAATTATGTATCAAAATTGTTGCAAGAAATGTGGAAGCACTTCACTACATACAGAAGTAAAAGGTAATAATACAGGACTTTATTGTGATGATTGTGGAGCTTTTCAGAAATGGCTTGGAAAAGATGAATTGAGAGCCTTTGAATATGCGAATAAATCAAGAGGTTTGAGAGCGACTGCAAAAGTTTATGACGATGCGTTTGTCAATAATGAAGTAAGTGAAAGACTTAACAGGTTTATAGATGGTATTAATGAAGCTATTGATAGCGTATGCGACAATCCAATGGCAGAACATGACAAACTTATCTATAATAACGCATATGCTCTTGCTTTAGTAAAATGTAAGGTATGTGTCCAGAATATCATTGAAGGTAGAGAATTTAATGATTCAGGAAAGGAGCAATTATGAAGCCAGTAGTATATTTTGATTTTAAGGAATGTGAGAACGATAATAATAGTGTCGTGATTACGAAAGATAGGTTAAAAGAGATTTTAGATGAAGTGTATCAAGCAGGATATTCAGATGGGAATTTAAATAAAACTACCATCACAACAACTCCTTGGAATTGGAGAGACAGTGTTGTGTATTGTGGTGGCAATAATGACCAGATGATTCCTAGAGAAATAACGACAGGAACACCATTAAAAACTAATGGGACAGTTATTACATGTGAAAATAAAAAGTCGTAGTAAACCAATCTTTCTTTGGAAAATTTTTAATCATATATAAGCCATTCGGCTATGGGAATCCCAATAAATAAGAGAACAAAGTATCAGAAAGGAAAAGTTAGGTAGCTACTAAGGACATGTCACTTTCTGAATAAATAAATGCAAAATATTGAATTATGGCAAGGTAATTGCCTTGAAAAATTACAGGAACTAATAGATCAAAATATAAAA